GTATATGCATAAGGGACGTTAACTGTATATGTTCCTGGATTGTTTTCATCGAGGGTTGATGTAATGGTTGTCAAAAGCGTGGTCGAAGCAATCGCAGGACTTACTGCTGGATCATTTGTTACGTCATAAATTTTGACAATTGGTGCAGAGGTTGCGTCTGCAACATCTCCGTTCCAGAACACTTTATGTGTTACTGGAGATTGTGAACCTACTAATACTTCTGCCATTTAAGAGGCGTAGACTAGTTGTAGTACTCCTGGACTTCCCTTGGAGTTGCTAATCTAAAGCCCTCCTCCTTATCAAAAATTGCTTGCGCTGTTTCATTACTCATTGCAATAAATGGGTGCTCTTTTGTGAACGTAAATCCCATAATATCATATCTAAAGTTATCTCTAGTCATTCTTACTAATACTGTGTTTTCTGGCTGTTCCGCCTTTGGATCAAACTTAGGCAGGATTTCTACGGTCATATCTTCTTCTTCCATCTTGTCCATGGTCTTGTTATATACAGACCAAGTTACGCCTTCTTCTGCGAGGGCGGCAATGATATCGGCCTTACTCTTTAGACCATCTGTATCAACTGCAAAATCTTCTGCAATCTTTTTTATCTCAGATACTTTTAATGTCTCAAATGACATATATATCTCCTATTTCTACTCTAAACAATTATAGCATTACTAAATTAAAATGAAAAGCCCCCCAAAAATTAATTCAGGGGGCTTTTAGCAGATCTAAATCCTATTAATTAGGAAGCAATCTTAACGTCTTTAACAACTACCCATGCGTCTGCCTGCTCGATTTGAACGCCAACACGAGTATACATTGTGTACTCGATTGTGTCCTTACGTGGCTGGAAGAATCGGTAAACAGTTACATCACGCTTGATACCAATAACTACGTTATTTGGGAATGTCAAGTGGATATCTCCGTGATCGCCAGTCTCGCCTGAATATGTACCATCCTGTGCTTCTTTTAGCATAGGAACTTCAACAATTGGAATACCAAATGCGAATGGTGCTACATATCCTGCTGGACCACCAAGTCCTGGAGTTGCGCCACGGATAACGCTTGATGCGATATCTTGTGGGATTGTCTGGTTTGTTCCAATGCTGTTAGCATATAGGAAATCTTGGATTAGGTTTGAACCTACCAAGAAGCGAAGGTCGCCACGACGTTGCTTGTACTTACGTGGAAGTGCCTTTAGAGCCTTGTTGAAAAGCTCACGAGATACTCCTGCGCCTGCACCAGCTACAACGTGTCCGCTAGTCTTGGCCTTCTTTACAACGCCATCAAATGACTTGTATAGGTCATCGCTAGACAAAGATGTATTTCCGTTAAGGATTACGTCTTCAATATCGTTACCTGCTTGTGTTGCCATCAAACGGGCAATGTGATCTTCTAGATCTGGACCTTCAATATTGTCTTCTAGAGACTCAGTTGAAAGCTCCCAGTTCAAGCGAAGTTTCTTTGTTGAAAGAGAGATCTTTGAGAAAGTAACTGCTGCGTTTGAGCCAGTTTCATCTCCTTCAGTTGCGAGAGTCATAAGCTTCTCACCAACGGACATACGATCAATCTCTGCTGTATCGCTTCTCATTCTGACTGTACGTGCGACTTTTCCAATTACGGTTGCGTCGAACATATAATCTAAAAAGCGGGCTGATTGTTCTGCATTTAAAAGACCACCGTTACCTGCTTCTTGTCCTACGTGAACACCTGTTACAGTGCTACTAGAAGAAGTGAAGGTTGCTGTAGCAGTTGTGCCTGCTGCGATTGCCTTTTCTAATGTTTCATTACTCATATTATATTTCACCTACCTTATTTAATTAATTCTGTTACGGAACCGAGGAAAGAACCGTTCCACTTTGATTTTTTGATTGTTACTTCCTGAGACCCGCCAAGGTCTGAGGACTTCTTAATTGCAGTCTCTGATTCTACTGCATCGACACGCTTTTCTACGCCATCAATCGTGTTCTTGATATCTTCTACAGCCTTTGAAAGTGCTGTATGTTGTTCTGCCAATTCTGAAATACGACCATCAACGCTCTTGCTGAATGTTTCAACTGTATCTTTGATAAGTGAAACTTGAGCAGCATTTGCTTCTGAAGCCTTATTTAGTGTTTCTGAGAAAAAGCCTTTTAGATCGCCTAGCATCTTTGCAAAATCAGGTTCATCAACCATAACTTCTGATACGTCGGCTGCTTTTTCTAGAGTTTCGGCAGAAGCGTCTACTACTGCATCTGCAGGAGCTTCTTCAACAGCTGGTGCTTCCTCTGCGGGAGCAACTACTGCTGTGTCTTCTACGGCTGCTTCTGGTGCTACTGCATCTTCTGCAACTACGTTTTCTGTATTATCTGACACTTCTTTACCTCCTTCTATGTCTGCCTGTTTTGCAATTTGTGTTTCAGGCGTCGACAATCTTGACTTTTTATGTAAATCAAGAATCTTATCTATCTCTTTTGCTTTGTTAACATCGTTTGACTCTACCCATCCGATTAATGTTGCAGGCTTACCTGTAACTGGGGAATCATATGATGACTCTGTGGAAATGAATACTGAATCAGATTCGTTACAATAAAAAATATTTTCTGTTACGATATCTGCTGCCATTCCTTTAAATACTAGCTGACCGTTCATCTTAGATATTGAGATTATGTTGCAAAGTTCGTTTGCTGGCGAATCTACAATCGACAACTCCATTAGAGAATAGTCTTTGATAAATCTTACAGTCTTACCTGTTGCTTTATTAACTTCATTATCTGATTCAATAATCTTTCCGCCGATAGAGAAACCTGCGAGGGTTCCATCTAAAACTTTTTCCCATGTATCTTGAGCACCCTTTGAAATGTATGCATCTACATAAACTCCGTTATAGAATTCCTTTGATGCTGGATCGTAATAGGTTTCTGGCTTAAAAGAAACAATCTTACCTACTGCAACTGGTTGATGCATTTCACGAAGATTTCCACGGAAATTTTCAAATGCTTTAATGCTTGCTTCAGAGGTGACTACATCACCAGTCTGGTCAACATTATCAAGTGTTGCAAATCCTGAGACTGTGCGTTTTTCACGGTTTACTTTGGTAAATGGCACGGATAACGTGATGTTATCGCCATGCGAAGACCAAAGAGATTTCTCAATATTCATATGCTTAATTTTATAACGTTATTGTATATAAGGCAAATAATCAGTTGAGTAGGGTTAGTTGACTTGTCTTCCGTCGCCCTGAGCATTTCGGCCTTCTCCAGAAATATCTGGGGAATTTGCGGACCGTTCAGAATCTCTAGTTCTGGTTTTTCCTGCCTGTGCTCTTGCCTCTGCCTGTTGCTGTGGTTTTAATTCAACGACTTTGTCTCCGCCGTCCAATGGGACCATACCCATTCTAATTCTTACCTCATTAGGGGTAATTACCTGCATCCTTAAATATCGCTCATCGATCTTTGACTGAGTATCTTCATCGGTCAAAGTTAGCTCGTTAAATTTAAGAAGTAGGGCGTCTGTCATTTCCTCAATAATTTTATTTAATTTCTTTTCTAAATTCATTTGGGCTGGACGACATACTTGCTCTCTAAATGTTTTATCGGCATCTCTTGCTACCGCCAAATTAACTCCTTCAGGAGTTCCAATTTTATTAATTGGGACACGGTGAGATAATAGAATTTCATCTCTGTTAGATTTACGATACACGTTAAATGAAGACTCTTGAGTTCCTGCCTCAATTGGCTCCATCTTAAATTCAACCTTTGAGTCTGGTGAATCTGGTGGAAGTGGAATATAAAGAGACCTATGGTTCTTGCCTCTTAGACCGACTTGGAAAAACTCGAGCAATTTACGCTCAGACTCTGTTGATAATTTAGCACCCTTTACGGTGATGATATATCTTGGAACAGCCTTGTTCTCAAAGTAGTCAAGGTTATACTTACCAGCAAATTCGTTTCCAGCCATAGCATTTGAAGATGCTACGATATCTGGAATGCCATAGTAGTTATTTGTTGGTGTGTATTTCTTTAGATGAATAATTTCATTTGGTCTATCTAGTCCGCCCGCAATTGGGTTCTCTGTTTCTTGATCTCCAAAGTTACGGAAGTATACTGCCTTGCCGTATAGCAATTGAATGAAGCCGTCACGAAGGCGACGCACACGCATTGTCTTTGCAGGGATATGTCCGATATATCCAATTCGTCCAGCAGATGTTCTGCCGATTTCGATATATCCATTTCCTGTTGCTTCAACATCTGTGTAGGCCTTAATAAGTGTTTCTGTAAATGTTTCTTCTTCGTTGCATTGTTCTAGCCAATCATATAAATCTTGACGAAGTCTATTTAGCTTTCTACGTGCACGGTCTAATGCTTTCTCATCTGTAATATTATCAAATGCTTCGTTTGTTTTTCTTGTCTCAATAAAGTCGTGGCCAAGTCCTACGATGTTTGAAACCTTAGCATTAATTGCTGCATAGTTGTATGGTGAAATTTCATAGATGGTTGAAAGATAATCTAAGTTATATGGTGGTTCGATAAGATCGAACATGGCATAGCCAGTAATTGCTTGTGCTAATAAATTTTGTTGCGTTTCAGTTCCTTCAATACCTTGGAAACGCTTTTGTAATTCTCTGCTCATTTTGCGACGGAATGCAGGACTTAGTCCTGATATTTTTGTAAGGTCTTCTCCGCTTACTTTAAATAGGTCTGTACTTGTTTGCTCTCTTGGAGTATTAAACTTCATCCAGTCGGCAACATTAGATATTGCTATCTCTTGTGAGTTATCGTCTTCTTCGTATTGAATCATTATTGTCCCTTTGCCCTCAAGTTTTTCATTTCGTCTTTATAGTTTCCAATATCCAAAGGATCTGGAACTAGTCCCCACCTAAGTCTTTGTTCTTGTTCTGCGTACTCTTCGTCTGTAATCTTGCGTCGAGCTGAAAGAAATTTAGGCCCGCCTTCATATATACCGTATGAGCGAACTTCTCTAGCCAAAGCATCGATTCTGGATCTATTTCCTTTTTTGGACGTGATCGAAAGAAAATTCCCATCATCGTCTCCAATCCATCTGCCATCTGGCATTTCCCAGACATAGATTCCTAGTGTTGATTCTTCTTGCAGAATCTTAGTATTTGCTTTACCGATATCCATAGAAGTTTATTTTACCACTCTTTGCGGTCTAAGTCCAGCTTTTTGTCAGGGGAAGTGACAAAATTACGTACTTTGTAACACTATCCAGTCATTATTATATGCAATAATATCTGATTCTGTCAGGGTGATCGCTGGTTCCGTTAAAGTTGAGACGGCTCTTCCAGTATATAATTCAAAATGGGTCTCTACAATTCCCGAGGTTAATTCCTTTTCGTATGTCGTAATATTCTTATATAGGTTAGATGGGCCACCAGATGTTTCGTAATTTAATTGCAATGCCCCAGTTACTGGGGTAGTAAATACAATTACGACATGGTGTAGCTCTTCTGCATTTAAATATGAGCTAATGTTTGTTTGATTAGTTACATCTACATTGTTTACATATACCTTGGCTATATTGGCCTTAGAGACCACTCCAGAGCCGTTCCAGGCCAGTCTGGTAGCGGAAGGGGTGGAAGCATAGAAAAGGGTGTTAGCGGCCAACGTAAGGGGCGTAAAGAACATCTCTACAGACTTGATAGAAGACAATGTATTAATATTAAATCCTGCTGCATTTTTAGATCTAATTCCATTTGTATAATTTCGGGAAAGGATAGGATAATTTAATGATCCAAGGTAATATTCGGTGGTAGAGGATATTCTATCCCCATAATTATCGGCATAGATATCTTTATTTGAATAAAAGGCTATACAAAAGAATGATAAGATTGGTAGATATTTACTGGCATCTGAGGTAGACATAGTTATTCTAATATATAGATTACGGCTTGAATGAAATGCATCCTTTGTATATTGTGTAATAGGTTGTCCATTTACGCATGAGACATATGTAGTTCCATCTATACTGGATTCTACTGTTATTCCTAAATCATTCCGCCACTCAACTTTTGATGTAACCAAATTTAATCCCGATGGGATTGTAATAAAATCATTAATGACAAATGTTCTAGCGGTTACAGTTTCTGTTTCATAGAATCCAATGTGGCCGTCTACTAAATCGTAATATGTATTATCATCTAACCAATTTGTCCAAGGTTTATTTACTGGATAAGAGTAATCAAAGGCTGGCTTCAAGTTAGCATCTGATCCCGAATATAAAACTCCTTCATCTGGATATGCTACCTGAATTGCAGGAGATGTTATGTTGCCGCTTATATAGTGCTTAGCAATTGTTTTATCTGATAAGGCATATCTGTATACTGCTGGAGCATCTACAGTAAACTCATCGCCTGCCGTCGTGCTTGGCCCAATTTGTAATCCCAATGTTGTGTTCGTAAATTTAAAAGCGGTTAATGATTTAGATGCTACAGAGATTCCATCAACATATAGCAAGATCGATTCTCCTGTATATTTACCAGCAATATAGGCAGTCTTCTTGGAATATGTAAGCGGTGATATTACCCACTCATCTGCTGAAACCTTAAACACAATATGTCCGTTGTCCCAGAATAATCCTATGTTGTTTGTTGTATCGGCAAATAGCCTGACTACGTTGGTTGACTCAATTGATGGATATACCCATGCTTCCATTGTAAAATCATTGTCTGAAGTATAAGAGGTTGCAAATCCTGCTCCTACTGTTGCCCCATAATAATCTTTTGTAACTGGTACAGTTATATATGCTGTATTTGTTATCTTTGTTCCTGATACCCCGCCTGAAACTAATGGTAATATATTTGATGCAGGAGATCCTACATATGTAGCATTGTTACCGCATCCTGAAATATCAGAAGCAGTAGAGCCAGAAGACTCGTCAAGTGGCCAAAAGCCAATTGGATAGTCTTTGATTACCTTTAATTGATATGTCATAATTTTATTCTATCATTTAATAAATGATAAGGCTAGAATGTAATGC